TTCTACAAATTGCTTTAGGATTTTGTCTTGTTCTTCTGTTGTTTCCATTGTTACCCATTGAGTAAACCAGTCTTGGTATTGAGGAACTATGCTAACAAGTTCGTTATCTTCATTGAAAGTTATTTGTAACCTATAAGCTGGACCACCCCAGCTTATAAGATAATTAATAACTGTTTCTTTAGATATTGAAAGACCATAATTAAATATTTCTTCTTGGCGATCTTCTTCATCTTTTATATTTAATATATCTTTCATTGAGTCAATAACATTATTTGAATATTCTTGACCATCTTTTTTTGTTTGATTATCCATTATTCAACCTTTCTTTATATAAATTAATTTTCATAACAACAATTACAATTATTATTTAGTTTAATATCAAAACAATCTTGAAAGTAAATACAAAATTCCTCTACTACTGGTTTATCTTCATCACTAAATAAAAAAATATCAGCATAACCTAAATCTTTAAAAGCGTATTTAGGCTTATAATGATTTTTTCTTGCTGATGTAGTGTAATAAATCTCTAATAACATTGAATCATTTTCTAATATTGCTATTAGATTTTTATTATTTAGAATTTGATTAATCTTTTTTTCTAAGTCATTAGGATCATTTAACTTATATTCATTAAATAATTCATAATGATAATCTAATTCTTCACCGGATTCTGAAACAGTTGAGATTCTTTTAGATAAAATTAATTTAAATTCAGCTTTGTTTTCATCTTTCAAATAATTTAACTCATCTGTTATTTGTTTTATGCTTTTATATTCTCTTTGCATATTTCCCCTTATGTTTAACTTACTAACAATATAATAGTGTAAAATTTATATTACAAGTTATTTAATTATTTTTTTAAGGATCGTTTAAGCTGGTTAATTCTTTTATGTTGTTAATTGTTATTAGTAATCTTTTTAATAAAATGTTACTGGTAAATTGTTAATGTCGTTAATTAACATTTAAAACTGATACCCCATATCTCATTAAATTTTATTACCAGGTTATTTTATATCATATTACTTATAAAACCCTTTAAACATTGATTATTTGGGGATATTGTACACACATAACACACGATTAACGCAACATAATATATGTTATCGGACATAATGCAAATGTCAATATAGACAGTCAATATCGTATACGTTAGACTAAATTTAATCTATGGAAACTACTAAAAATACCTACTATATATTGTGTGTTTTACCTGACTGATTACATACAGTTGGTGAGCTATCACAGAAGTATCTATTACTTGATCCTATTTGTTTTAACTTAGAGTTACACTCTTTACATTTCTTCAATAAAGAAAGTATATTATTAAAATAATTATTGTTGAATGGTTCTAACCCTGTGCCACTCCCAACCCAACCGAGTGCTAAATCTATGTAGTAGCAAAAAACAATATGTGGAATAATAGGCTATTACCCTAGTTACTATGGTCCAGCTAATCCACTTGCCCTGAAGTTCTGATCTGATATCTCTTTCTAAAAGCTGGAGAAATATCTTGTTTGTTGTTGTCATACTATCACAAAACTATTAATATACAAATCATCTAAGGATAGTCCTTAGATTCGTATAGGGGTATACGATTAGAAAAGAAAGAGCTTGAAATCATATAGACAAAGGTATGTGTTGATTTAAGTTAATTCATTTTCTTTCATAACAGTAAATGGACAGACTGTACGGCAAGAGGACCTAGAGCAATCTAGGTTCTTTTGTTTATTGACTTAAAATCTATTATGGTATATACTGAAAGTACTCATTTCTTATGAGTATCAACTTCCCTGTTTGATTAACCAATTGCCCTAGCTAGACTAGGGTATGGAAAGGTATTTATGACAGATATAGAAGCAGTTGATTGTGATCAATGTTTACAACCTACCTGGGCTGATGACTTGTATGATGGATTATGTTCTACTTGCAGTCAGAATGACTTATCTGGATTCTTTGAATAAAAATTTTTTTTTCTCACCTAAAACACAATATTTATATAATACAATTATGATTTCTTTTCCAAATAAAAAATATAATACAATAGTTTTAGACCCACCTTGGGATATATCTATGACTGGAAAAGTAAAAAGAAGAGAAAACAGAAAAGAAAAACTTGTATATCCAACTATGTCATTAGATGAAATAAAATCTATGGATATTAAATCATTAAGTAATGATGGAACTCACGTTTATTGTTGGACTACAAATAAAATGCTTAAAGATACTTATGATGTTTTTGATTCTTGGGGTGTAAATTATCATTTAACTTTAGTATGGACTAAACCATCTTTTATTGCTCCAGCTATGGGTTACCAATTTGCAACAGAGTTTTTATTGCTTGGTTTTATGGGTAAGCCTATGCAAAAATTTAAAACAATAGGAAAAAAAAATTGGATACACGCAACTCCAAAAAGAAATGCTCACAGTACAAAACCAGATGAGTTTTTAGATTTAATAGAAACTATGAGCCCTGGTCCATATTTAGAAATGTTTGCTAGAAGAACTAGACATAACTGGGATAGTTGGGGAAATGAAGTTTAAGATTGAGGTTCTTGTAAACCACTAGGAGCTTGTCTGCCTTTTATTCTTGGATATGATCTAGGTTTATGATTATTACAGTGCCGAAATTTATTGTATTTAGAAATAACTGTATTGCATTCCTTGTGAACACAGACTCTTCCACTACTATATGTAGTAGATGGTTTGTAATTAGGATATTTATTTCCTTTTATGTAATCACTCATAACAACAAGTATAGGAGAAGATATGCCAGGTAAAGGTTATAAGTACAAGAAAAAAATGACAATGAGCAAAGGAAAGCGTAAAAAGAAATAATGGCTGAATGGCGTGGAATGAAAGTCAAGCTCAATAATCCTTCTAGGATTCAAAAGGGCGAACCAGGATATGGTAGAAAGAAATTTAAAGTATTTGTATCAGATAATGGCAAAGTTAAAAAAGTTATGTTTGGCGATCCTAATATGGAGATTAGAAAAGATAATCCAAAAGCTAGAGCTTCATTTCGTGCCAGACACAAATGTTCCACAGCGAAAGACAAAACAAGTGCAAGATACTGGTCTTGCAGGATGTGGTAAATGCCTTTTGTAAAGAAAGGTAAATATTATTATTCTCCAAGTGGTAGAAAATATACAGAGAAGCAAGTAAAGTTATATTACGCAACGAATGGATTTAGGAGAAAATAATGGCTAAGAAAGTAAGTTGGATGTGGGGTGGCAAAAGATATTCTGGCACTCTTATCAGAGAAACAAAAACGCACAAGTTTGCTAGAACAGAAAACGGCAAAATTAAAAAAATTAAAAAGTAATGGAATTTGTAAAAGTTAAAAAAAACAAATACAAATCTCCTAATGGAATTGTATTTACAGAACAACAAATGGAATCTTATAAAAAAAGATTTGAAAAGTAATGGCTGAACGAAAGTCCTGTGCCAATCCTGGCTGTGAGAAAAAATTTACAGCGAAACACAATAATAAAAAATATTGTACTGTTCAATGCAGTCGTAAAGCACAGCACAAGAGAGTGAAAGCTAAAAAACAAAAAGAGTTTACATCACAGATGACTGCTGTTCGTGGAGAACACTACGAAGATTATGTCAGAGATTATGCAGAAGCAGTAGAAAAAAAACTTATACAAAAGAAAGATGTAGCTGATTTACTCGGTGTTAATAAATCCTTAGTAACAAAGATGCACGAAGCATACTTAATAGATAAAGATAACTTAACAAAACAAAAGACTTGGAAAACACCAAAAGAAGCACTTATTGCTTTAGAGAAATTTGAAGATTTTAGAGATAGATACTTCCAAACAGAAACAGGCGATCCATACGAAACAGCAGATTTCCATAAGAAATGGATAGCTAGTATTTTACAAGCTATTGATGAAGGTGGAGAACAAATGATACTTAGTCCACCACGACACGGCAAGACAGACTTACTTACACACTTTGCTGTATGGCAGATATGTAAAAACCCTAATGTAAGGATTATGTGGGTTGGTGGTAATGAGGAGATAGCAAAGAATGCTGTAGGTGCTGTAGTCGATCACTTAGAACATAATGAAAAACTTATAGAGGATTTTTGTGGACCAGGACAAACATTTAAACCTAAGAACAGATCAGGTAAGTCTTGGACATCAGGACAGTTTACGATTGCTACGAGAACTGTTACAGGTATTAAGTCGCCAACAATGGTTGCTGTAGGTAAAGGTGGTAAGATACTTTCTCGTGACTGTGACTTGATTATTGCAGATGACATTGAGGACCACGGCACAACTGTACAACCTAGTGCAAGAGAGCAAACTAGACAATGGTGGACAACAACTTTGTCATCTCGTAAAGAGGAACATACAGCTATTGTTGTTATTGGTTCACGACAGCACCCAGAAGATTTATATAACTTTCTTTTAGAAAACCCACAGATGACAACAATCGTAGAGGAAGCACATAGTACAGAGTGTGTGTTACCAGAACAAGAGATTGAAGTACATACTGATTGTATGTTATGGGCAAGTAAGCGTAGTTACAAATGGTTATTATCTCGTTTACAAGCTGCTGAAACAACAGGTGGTAAAGCAATCTTTGAAATGGTGTATTTAAACAAAGCATTTGTTGATGGTGTAACAATGTTTGATGTAGAGGAAGTAGATAAATGCAGAGATGTCAATAGAACAATAGGACACATACCAGCAAGTACACGACTTATTGCTGGACTTGACCCTGCTTCTACAGGATTTCAGGCTTGTTTCTTATGGGCTGTAAATACTGATACAGGAAAAATGTATATGGTAGATATAGAAAATGAACAAGGTGGTGGAATTATACAGGCAAAAGAAACAATAAAAAAATGGTACGAGAAATATAATCTAGCACATTGGGTTATAGAGGAGAATGGTTTTCAGAGAGCAATACGACAAGATAAAGATTTAAAAGAGTATTGTGCAAGAATGGGTATTTACTTAGAAGGACATCAGACACAGAAAAACAAATTTGATCCTATATTCGGTGTAGGAAGTATGAGAGAGTTATTTAGAGAAGAACTAATTTCTTTGCCTTATGGTAGTGCAGAAAGCGAAACTAAGAGTAATATATATCGTAGGCAACTAATTTATTTTTCTACAGGTGCTAATAAGCAATCTGGTAGAAATAACAAGAGTGATGTTGTTATGGCTTCTTGGTTTCCAATGAGAGTTATAAGAAGATTGCAAAAAGAAAGATTAGCTGAGGTAGGATTAGATTATAAGCCTAGTTTTGGAGAATGGAATTTAACTGATATGAACGAAAGTCCTTGGGGATAATGACACCAGAAGAAATACAATACGCTATTACACAGTTACACTTTGACAATCAAAGTGCATATAGCACTAGAGGTCGTGTTCGTGCCATTATGAATGGTGGACCTGATGGTATTCTTGCTTTGTTAGGTGACCAGCTTAAAGGTTTCCAAGATTATCAAATTCCTGTGCCTAACTTAATGATGTCAGGATTAGAACACTTAGCACAAAAGATAGGTCGTATTCCAAACTTAAAAGTAGATGTACCTAATGGTAAAGATTCTGCACGAGCAAGAGATAAAGCAGAAAAGATTGGTCGCATAGTTAATGCGTATGATGAGGTACAAAAATTAGATTTACAAATGCCACAAGTAGGTAGATGGCTACCTGGTTATGGTTTTTCTGTATGGGTTATTAGAGAGAAGAAAGATGCAAATGGTGTTCCTTATCCAATAGCAGAACTTCGTGACCCTTACAACTGTTTCCCTGGATATTTTGGTGCAGATCAACAACCAAAAGAAATGGCAATTATTCGTAGAGTTCCTAAAGAAGCACTTGCTAGAACATATCCAAATGCAAAAGACAAGATTATGTCTAAAGAAAAAGATGCATATAACACAAACATTCTTGGTGTAGGTAATGCTTATGCTTCTGCGTATACAGATTCATACAATGGCTCTTGGGCTAACAGTAATGGAGATGGTGACTTGATAGCAGAGTATTACAATATGGAAGGTACATACATATTCCATATGACATCAGGAACTATTCTTGACTTCATACCAAATCCACTTGATAGTGGTCCAGCATTTGTTATTGGTAAGAAATTTGCCTTTGACAGATTGCAAGGACAGTATGACCAAATCATAGGTCTTATGGCTTCAATGGCAAAGATTAATGTGATGTCAATAATAGCTATGGAAGATGCAGTCTTTACAGAAACA